TTTTCCGGAAAGTTAGCCGCGACCGGCGCGAAAATTCCGCCCGCTGCCGAACCGAAAAACCCGCGCATTTTTTACCGGCAGGCGAACCGCGAACCGCGACCGGCTGGCACCGAACCGCGCCCCGCTGGCCGTGACCGGCGACCGGCGGGCAATCGTTAGGGGCCCCTGCATATCGGGGCAAAAACCGCAGAAATCCGCCAAAAATCCGCGCTTCGCGCCGCGCCGCCCGCGTGGCGGGCAGGCCGGAGCAAGGGCCATGTTTCTGACAAATAATCATGTGAAAAACGATATGATTGTTTCACGTGAAACATTGCCTAATTTTTGTGCATAATGAGGGGGCTTGTTAACTGACTAAAAAATGTGCATATTTATGCGTACAAATTGTGCAACTTTAGGGGCCCCCGATGGATGTTTCCGATCAGGAATTGAAGCTTCGCCTGCGACTCGCGCAAATCGAGAAAAATGAAGCTTGTCAGACGGACTTTTTAACTTTTGTAAAAAGTATGTGGCCCGAATTTATTGCGGGTCGGCATCACAAAATCATTGCTGAAAAGTTAGAAAGGGTCGCAAAGGGTGAATTAAAGCGACTTATCATCAACATGGCCCCGCGTCATACGAAATCAGAGTTCGCATCCTTTCTGTTTCCTGCTTGGATGATGGGCAAGAACCCGCGAATGAAAATCATTCAGGCAACGCACACGACAGAACTTGCGGTTAACTTTGGCCGTAAGACAAAAAATCTTTTGGATAGCGACGAGTTCAAGGAGGTATTTCCAAATGTTAAATTGGCTGCGGATAGTAAAGCTTCTGGTCGTTGGGACACTTCTGCTGGCGGGATGTACTACGCCGTTGGTGTTGGATCAAACCTCGCGGGTCGTGGTGGCGACTTGGTAATCATTGATGACCCGCACTCGGAACAGACAGCGATGTCGGCGAACGGGTTTGACGATGCTTGGGATTGGTACACTGGGGGCCCCCGACAGAGGCTCCAGCCGGGTGGGTCGATTGTTTTGGTCCAGACCCGGTGGTCAGAGAAGGATATGACAGGCCAGCTTTTGAAGGCGATGGCTAAAGACCCCCTAGCGGACCAATGGGAAGTTGTGGAGCTTCCGGCTATTTTTGATGACGGGTCCCCGTGTTGGCCAGAATTTTGGTCAATCGAAGACCTTACAGCGGTGAAAGCATCTATCCCGCCCAGTAAATGGAATGCTCAGTATCAACAAAACCCCACCGGTGAAGAAAACGCGATTATCCCGCGCCAGTGGTGGCAGAGGTGGGAAAAAGACCGTATTCCCAATCTTGAGTATGTCATTCAGTCGTATGACACGGCGTTTAGTAAGCGGGAGACGGCTGACTTTAGCGCGATAACAACGTGGGGTGTTTTTCGTCCAGAGGAGGTAGGGGGCCCGCCGGGACTCATACTTTTGGACAGCAAGAAAGACAGGTGGGATTTTCCTGAACTAAAGCAGGTGGCGTTAGAGCAGTATAAATATTGGGAGCCCGACACAGTAATTGTGGAAGCCAAAGCCTCTGGACTGCCGTTGACGCATGAATTGCGAAATATGGGCATACCAGTTGTTAACTTTACGCCAAGCAAGGGAAATGATAAGATAACACGAGTCCACTCTGTATCTCCGCTTTTTGAGGCGGGTATGGTTTGGGCCCCCGACACCGTCTTTGCGGACGAAATAATTGAAGAGGTGGCGGCATTTCCAAACGGGGAGCATGACGACTTGGTTGATAGTATGACACAGGCCTTAATGCGATACCGGCAAGGTAACTTTGTCCAGTTGCCCAGTGACGACTGGGATGACGAAGACACTAATGTGAAGGTTAGGGCTTATTACTAATGGCGGATTCTGCGGTAAATCTTGGAGCCGGGGGCTACAGCGACTTTTCAAGCATGAGTATGGACGAGATGTTGTTCGGGACCCGTGATCCGGTGGCCATATCCCGCGAAACACGGCCCTCCTACGATGAATTTGGTCAGGGCTACGATTACCGAGACGGTGCTTTTGTCCCCGCCACCGATGAAGAAGGCTACAATTTAGAACTCACGGGGCCCGCCCGTAGCCGCGGCCATGCGGGCCGGGAGTTTGAACAGGAGTATGGTCGCGCCGACTTGTATGAAGGTATGGCAGAGCCTGCCAAGCGTCGTGGTTTTTCTAGTGCCCCAGAGTTATATATGCAGGACGGCGGCAACCCGGCGTATGAAGAAGCGGGCATTATGTCCGCTTTGTTTAACGCACCCGACAAAGATGCTCAGAATTTAGTCCGTGAGTCGGGGCGCGAGGGCAGCGTCGGGTCCCAGACGTATTATCCTGAAGGTGCTTTGACTTTTGAGCAGCGGCTAGAGCAGGAGTATGGTTATCCTGCTGTTACTCGTGAGATGAGCGATGCGCCGGAAAGTGTCCGTAATCAGCGACCTCGGCAAGATATGCCGACGTTTCAGGAGTTAGAAGACGCTCGTGCTCATGTTTTGATGTCTGCTGAGATGGCCAAGCAGTTTGGACCGGAGACCGCGACCAAACTTGGTAATTTCGCGGAAGGTATAGATGCTTTGCCTATTCCTTTGATTGGGAACGCCACGCCGGAAGATGTGGCTATGGACAAGCGGAACAATGCTTTTGGGGTGAAATTGTTGAAGCAGGCGGGTGTTAACGCGACTTTGCCTGAGATTACCAAGATGGTTGACGACAAAGTTTTTGAGCAATTAGACCAGATTTTGGGCCGTGAGCCGGGGTCGAGGGGCTTTCGGTCGCCGTCCACGGGCATTGATGTATATTTCCCGCGCAATGAGCAGGGCTACTTCCAGACTAGCCGTTCGGGGTATTATTGATAGACCGCGGCCCACGGAACTGGTAGTTTGGGCTAAAGGAGAGTGTAAATGGCACGTGAACCGATTGCAGGCATGGTGGACAAGAATGTCCCGTCTCAGCTTGATCCGGAGGATTTGGCTGCTGAAGTGGAGCTAGAGGTTCCGGGCAGCATGGACAACGTCGTGGCTTTTGAGGGCATGGCGGAGAACATGGAGATTGAGATTACGCCGGACGATGATGGCGGTGTGACCATTGATTTTGACCCGGAAGATCAGCGCGGGTCGGGTGATGATTTTTATATGAACTTGGCTGAAGAGATGCCGGAGCGTGAGCTTGGGCGCATAGCCAGTGAGTTGCTTGCTGAGTTTGATAGTAATAAGGCTAGCCGACAGGATTGGGAAGATGCTTATGCAAACGGTTTGGAGCTTCTTGGGTTCAACTACGAGGAGAGGACCCAGCCTTTTAGAGGAGCTTCTGGGGTTACGCACCCGTTGCTTGCCGAGGCGGCTACGCAATTTCAGGCGCAGGCGTTCAATGAGTTGTTGCCTGCCAGCGGCCCCGTGCGAACTGCTGTTATGGGAAGCGAGACACGAGAAAAGCAGTCACAATCCCAGCGCGTAAGGCAGTTTATGAATTACTACATCACTAATGTGATGGAGGATTACACGCCGGACATGGATCAGATGCTGTTTTATTTGCCATTGGCGGGCAGCACATTCAAGAAAGTTTACTACGATGAGACTTTGGGGCGGGCGGTAAGTAAGTTTATTCCGGCTGAAAATCTTGTTGTGCCGTATGAGACATCTGATTTGGACACTTGCCCGAATATCACGCAGGTTGTTCGGATGTCGCTCAATGATTTGCGTAAGAAGCAGGTTGCGGGCTTTTATTTAGATATTCCGGTCATTCCTGCACAGGCAGAGATGGACTCTGTTGGTGATGAGATTGACCGCATTGATGGCGTTTCGGCGTCACAGATTGATTATGACTGCACCATTTTGGAGTGTCATGTTGATTTGGACATTGAGGGCTATGAAGATGTAGATGATGACGGTGAGCCCACCGGCATTAAAGTACCATATGTTGTCACCATTAGTCAGGACAACGGCCAGATTTTGTCCATTCGGCGGAATTACCGGGAAGAGGACGAGTTACGGCGCAAGATACAATATTTTGTGCATTTCAAGTTTCTTCCGGGCTTTGGTTTTTATGGATTGGGTCTTATTCACACCATTGGCGGACTGTCACGGACCGCCACGGCGGCACTGAGGCAGTTAATCGACGCTGGTACTTTGTCCAACCTCCCTGCGGGTTTCAAAGCCCGTGGACTTCGTATCAGAGATGACGATGACCCGCTTCAGCCCGGAGAGTTCAGAGATGTGGACGCACCCGGAGGGGCTATCCGTGACAGCCTGATGCCGCTGCCCTTCAAAGGCCCAGACCAGACCTTGTTTGCTTTGCTAGGTTTTGTGGTCGATGCAGGCCAGAGGTTTGCCACGATTACTGACATGAAGGTCGGTGACGGCAATCAGCAGGCGGCGGTGGGCACAACTATCGCTTTGTTGGAGCAGGGCTCTCGTGTGATGAGTGCGGTGCATAAGCGGTTGCACTATGGCATGAGGCAGGAGTTCAAAATCCTAGCGCGGGTGATGAGTGAGAGCTTGCCGCAGGAATATCCGTATTCTGTAGAGGGTGCGGATGCGACTGTGATGCGGACTGATTTTGATGACCGCGTGGATGTATTGCCGATTTCTGACCCGAATGTATTTAGTCAGGCGCAGAGGATTGCTTTGGCGCAGACTAAGTTGCAGTTAGCCGGTGCGGCTCCTGAGATGCACAATATGTACGAAGTGTATCAGGATATGTATGAGGCTCTTGGTGTGCGGGATACGGACAGGATTATGAAGCGCATTCCTGACGATGAGCCGACACCTAAAGACCCTGCACAGGAAAACATTGATGCGATGGACATGATACCGCTGAAGGCGTTTGAGGGTCAGGAGCATGAGGCGCACATTATGGCGCATATGGTCTTTGGTTCGACGCCGATGGTTGGTGGTATGCCTGCCATTGCTATGGCTTTGCAGAAGCACATCATGGAGCACGTGAAGATTGCGGCTCGTGAGAAGGCGGCAGTAGCGTTTATTCAGAGCCGTCAGGCGGCTGGTGGTGAAGCGGCTACTGAGGAAGAGATGCTGGCTATTGAGGGCTTGACTGCACAGTTTGTTGCCGAGGGTATGCAGATGGTCAAGCAGATGTCACAGCAGGTATCTGGTGAAGGCCCTGATCCGTTGGTTCAGCTTAAACAGCAGGAGCTTCAGATTAAGGCGCAGGCAGAACAGGCCGATGCACAGAATGACCAAGCCAAGCTCAATCTTGAGGCGTCTGGTCAGCGGATGCGGGCGGATCAGTTCCAGCAGCGGTTGTCTAGCCAAGAGCGGCAGACCCAGCAGCGGATTGATGCTGCGATGCAGCGTGAGTTTATTAAGCAGAGGGGGGACTGATGCCTTTAGCTGGCGGGTCTAGCTCGAAAACTATTAGCAAGAACATTAGTAAGTTGATGGGCGAGGGCTACAAGCAAAAACAGGCTGTAGCCATTGCTTTATCTAGTGCTGGGAAGAACAAGCCGAAGAAAATGAGAAAAGGCGGGGTAGTACGCGGAGTGTAGAAAAGAAAGGCTTGGGGGCTTAAATGTTAGCAGAATTGGCTGCCGCAAACGCGGCATTTGCCGTTATAAAGCAATGCGTCCAGAACGGTAGGGAGCTAACTGCTGCTGGCGAAGCGATAGCAAAGTTTGTAACAGCGAAAGAGGAATTACAACGCAAAGGCAGTAAGAAGAAGGCTAGAGGCGTAAATACTCCTGATCTTGAAGAGTTTATGGCTCTGGAAAAGATACGGGAGCAAGAGGAGCAGCTAAAGCAGTTTATGATTTATGCTGGTCGTCCGGGTCTTTGGAACGATTGGCAGAAATTTCAGGCCGAGGCGCGTAAATCTAGGCGGGTTCAAGAGGAGCTAGCTAAGCGTAGGCGTGAAGAGATGATTGAGATGATGGGTTACGGGCTTGTTGCTGTAATTATTGTCGGAGCCTTGGTGGCTTTTGCGTTTTGGGTATTGTGGATGAAGGGTAGCATATGACACCAGAAAAGCTAGATGCGTGGCGCATAGTCCCCCGGCTGCTCATTTTGAGCTACATGGTGGTGTTTTACCAGACTTGTCAGTGGTTTATGGCGTTGCCGGAGCCGAATAATGCACAGGCTGGTTTTGTTAGTGTAATCGTGGGTGCCGGTGCGGCTTGGTTCGGTTTGTATGTCAACAGCAAGGGCACGAAAACAAGTGAATGATACACGCATTTTTGCTTCTGGTTTATCTTGGAACAGGGGATAGTAGGCAGTTAATTAGCAACGATATGTACTTCAGAAGTATTGACGACTGTAACTATTTTGCGGCACAAGTAGCTAAGAGGTATGGAAATTATAGGTATTACAGTTACTTAGACCCCAAAGATAGAGTAACATCTTACTGTGTTCCTAAATATGTATCAGAAGATACGGTGAGGGTGTATTGATAGACGTAGAAAACATAACAAAAGGTATAGGCATTATTACTGCCACATTTGCCCTGATAGGCGGCGGATACACTTTGTATGATAGAATTGGGTTTGACGACCCCATTCTGACATGGGCCCCCGAACATTTTAAGATTTCTGATGGGCCGCGTAATGGCGAGTTCAAAGTCGCTGTTGCGCGAGAAAAGCACCGTGACGACTGCACTGTGACGGAGTTTATTTTGGACGTTCGTGACAGTGAGCTTTTTGTTCACAAGGCTACGCCGTCCATTACTAAGTTTATGGGACCTGCTACGGATAAGGTAGACACCTTCGCGTATTCTATAACTTTGGATAATCCGGATAAGGTGGCGTTAGGTGAAGCCACACTAATTGCCTATATTCACTACGATTGTCCAGAGGGTCAGGTCGTTGTGAATTATCCAGATCATCCGAATGTGCGGTTTACGATTACCGATGGATGAGGTAGTAGCCGAACTGAAACTCCGCATAGCGGAAATGAAGAGGAGGATTGAAAATGATGAGTTTGCTTGGGAGTTTACTGGGCTTTGGGACAAGCTTTCTCCCGGAAGTTCTGAATTTCTTCAAGGCCGGTCAGGAGCACAAACAGAAGCTCGAAACCATGAAGATGGAAGCCGAGTTGATGGAGAAACGCTCCGCGCTGAAATTAGAAGAATTAGACAAGCAGGCGGATATAGCCGAGACGAAGGGCATCTATGAGCATGATAGAAGCATTGACGCTGGCGGATTTGTCAACGCTCTTCGCGGTAGTGTTAGGCCTGTTATTACTTATGCCTTCTTCTTGATGTTCGCCGCGACGGAAGTCGTGATTATTGTGAAAGTATTGGAGTCTGGAGGCGATTGGAAAGACGCCGTGACGCTTATGTGGACTCCGGAGACTCAAGGCCTGTTTGCCGCAATCATGTCATTTTGGTTCGGGAACCGCGCTGTGAGCAAATATATGAAAGGTCGCTAATGGAAGCCAATTTCTTCAAAAGCCTTGAGAAGGTGCTAGAGCACGAAGGCGGGTTTGTTGACCATCCGGAAGACCCCGGCGGAGCAACGAACAAGGGCATCACGCACAAGACTTACTCAGAATTTTTGGGCAGGCCCTTGGAAGACGTAGATGAATTGAAAAACATCCCTGATGAGCACGTGCAGTTGATTTACAAGCAGGGCTACTGGGACAAGGTCAAGGGCGACGATTTGCCAAACGGCGTTGATTTCTGCGTTTTTGACTGGGCCGTGAACAGCGGGCCGTCGAGAGCGGCTAAAGCTTTACAGAAGGCTGTTATGGCTGCACAGGACGGTGCCATTGGCCCGAAGACTTTGGAAGCAGTATCGGAGTTTTCCGCAGAGGACATCGTTAAGTCTGTAGCGGAGCAGCGCGAGGCTTTTTACAAGAGCCTGCGGACTTATTCGACATTCGGCAGGGGTTGGCTCCGCCGGAACCAAGAAACTCGTGACTTTGCATTAGAAATGGTATAAAAGAATATCAGATTTAATGTGGAGATATATAAGTGGATGAGATATACTTTGCTGAAGCTGCTTTTCGGATAATTAAAGAGCGGCGGAAGGCAGTTCAAGACTTGTTGATTTATGACAACGTCAAGAACATAGAGCAGTATCGTGAGCTTATGGGAAACTTAAAATCCCTAGATCACGTGGAACAGGAACTCAAGGGCCTGCTAGAAAAACAGGAGCGAAGCAATGACTGAAGCGCAAAAAGTTGATCTTGAAGGTGTATCTGAGGGAGTCGCAAACCTCGCATCAGCATACACCGATGTTACCGACAAAGCATTAGACCCCGAAAAAATCGGCGGGTCTCTCTTAGAAAGGATGCCGGACCCAACGGGCTGGCGTTTGCTCATTCTGCCATACAGGGGGAAGGGTAAGACCGATGGCGGTATTTACCTACCAGATGTAGTGGTTCAGGAGCAGACAGTATCTACACAGGTTGGCTATGTCCTCAAAGTAGGGCCACTGGCTTACAAGGACGCGGAGAAGTTTCCGTCTGGTCCGTGGTGTGAGCAGGGTAACTGGGTGATGTTCGCCCGTTATGCTGGGTCACGCTTTAAGATTGATGGCGGCGAGGTTCGTATCTTGAACGATGACGAAATCTTGGCGCGGATAAACGAACCTGAAGATATTTTGCATTTCTAGGAGTGAATAATGGCAAAAGAAAAACTCGAAGACGACCAGATTGAACTGGATTTGGACGACGTTCAAGAAGCCGAGGTTGATGTAGAAGCCTCTGCTAATGATGACGCAATGGATGCGTCGTCAGATGATGATAATTTTGACAAAGCCGAGAACGCGACCCAGAAGCGTATCGACCGCTTGACAAAGAAAATGCGTGAAGCGGAGCGTCAGCGCGAGGAAGCGTTGAAATACGCTCAAGGCGTTCAGGCAGAAGCTCAGCAGCTAAAAAACCGCATGGACGCTTTGGATAGCAGCTATGTTTCCGAATATAGCAGCCGTGTTGAGACCCAGATGGCAACCGCCGAGCAAGAACTTGCACGGTCGATTGAAATGGGGGATACTAACGGGGTTATTGAGGCTCAGCGTAAGATTACGAAGCTGGCTATTGAAAATGACCGCGCTCAGCAGGCTAAAGTCCAGCAGGAGCGTTATGCCGCGCAGTCTAAAGCCCAGCAGGAAGCTCGTGTAAATCAGCCGATGCCGCAGCAACAGCCGCGCCGTCCTGACCCGAAAGCGGAGAAATGGGCACAGCGCAATAGCTGGTTTGGCGATGATGAGGCGATGACATATGCCGCTTTTGGCATACATAAAAAGCTAGTAGAGGACGAAGGATTTGACCCGCAGTCCGATGACTACTATACTGAACTAGATAGGCGCATGGCGGGCGAGTTCCCGCACAAGCTTAACGGGGGTAGCAAACGGCCCGCTCAGACGGTTGCTTCCGTATCCCGCAGTACAACTGGGCGCAGTAGTGGGAAAAAGGTTAGACTCACCCCTAGCCAAGTCGCAATAGCGAAGAAATTGGGTGTGCCGCTTGAAGAATACGCGAAATACGTGAAGGAGTAACAGAGATGGCTGAAGAACAAAACGAAATGTTTGAAGGTACTGTCAAACGTACTTCTCGCGCAAATCAATCTAGGGAGAAGACGGCAAGGCGTAAGCCGTGGGCTCCCCCGTCTATGTTGGACGCACCGCCTGCACCGGAAGGTTTTAAGCATCGTTGGATCAGGGCTGAAACCCGTGGTTTTGACGATACTAAAAACGTCAGCGCAAAAATGCGCGAAGGCTGGGAACTGGTTCGTAAGGATGAGTACCCTGACTTTGAGGCCCCGGTAGTTGACTCAGGTAAATACGAAGGTGTGTTTGGAGTAGGTGGACTTATTCTTGCCCGCATACCGTTGGAAACGGTTGCAGAACGGAAGGCATATTTCGATCAGAGAAATGCTGACCAGATGCAAGCCGTGGATCACGATATGATGCGCGAGAATGCTCATTCAACCATGACGATTACTAAACCTGATCGTCAATCTCGTGTAACCTTTGGCGGTCCACAAAGATAAGGGCCGTCCTGATTAGGAGAAAAATCCGATGGCAAATGCAAATACTGCCTATGGTCTTCGTCCTATCGGGCTTGTTGGAAGTGGTGCTAACTCTACCGGTGTAACCGAGTACGAAATCGCATCCAACAACACCAATGCCATTTATCAATACGCTATTGTCACCCCTACGGCGGCAGGTGTTATTGATCATGCTGGCGCGACAAGCGGCGGCACAACCCCGGCTCTTGGTGTCCTGATGGGCGTTCAATACCACGACTCAGTCCAGAAGAAGCCTGTTTGGCTGAACTACTGGCCGGGTTCTGGTTCCGTAAGTGTTGACACCAACTACCCTGTAAAGGCGTTTGTTGCTGACAACCCTAACCAACTGTTCAAAGTTGCGTCTGACGCATCACTAACTGACCGTGCAACTGCACTGGCCGGTGTGTTTGCTAACGCATCTCTTGGCACATCTGCACGTACTGGTTCGACCAACACTGGTTCAGCCAATGGTGCGCTTAGCGTGTCTTCAATCGCCGTAACAGCAACTTTGCCGTTGCGGATTGTAGGAATCATGGATGATGAAGCTAACAGCGATTACACCGCTGCTGGCATTCCTTTGATTGTTCGTTTGAATGCACATTTCAACGCAACCATCAGCCGTTTTGACTCGCAGACCACTGCGGCGTCAACTGGCGTTTAAGGAAGGGGATAGAAAATGGCTATTTCTCGCGCACAACTTGCGAAAGAGCTTGAGCCCGGCCTAAATGCCTTGTTCGGACTTGAGTATGATCGCTACGAAAATGAACACGCTGAAATCTTCGACGAAGAGTCTTCAGATCGTGCATTTGAAGAGGAAGTAATGCTCGGTGGCTTCTCAACAGCACCAACCAAAGGTGAAGGCGCAGCCATCACTTTTGACGATGCTCAAGAGACATACACTGCTCGTTACACTCACGAGACAATCGCACTGGCGTTCTCAATCACTGAAGAAGCGATTGAAGACAACCTGTACGACCGTCTGGCATCTCGCTACACCAAGGCTCTGGCCCGTTCAATGGCCCAGACCAAGCAGATTAAAGCTGCCTCAATTCTGAACAATGCGTTCAGCACAGGTAGCCCAATCGGCGACGGTGCAGCACTTTGCTCATCTGCACACCCATCACTCTCAGGCAACCAGCGCAACGTGCTGTCAACTGCCGCTGACCTCAACGAGACTTCTCTTGAGCAGATGCTGATTGACATTGCTGGTCTGACTGACGAGCGTGGTCTGAAGATTGCCGTTCGTGGTACAAAGCTGATTATCCCGAAAGAACTGCAATTCATTGCAGAGCGGGTAATCAACTCTAACCTGCGTCCGGGTACAGCCGACAACGATGCAAACGCCATGAAGAACATGGGTATGCTGCCAGAAGGGGCTGTGGTTAACCACTTCCTGACTGACACAGATGCCTTCTTCATCAAGACGGATGCACCTAACGGCTTCAAATACTTCAACCGTGCACCAATCAAAACTGCTATGGAAGGTGACTTTGACACCGGCAATATGCGGTTTAAGGCCCGTGAGCGTTACAGCTTCGGTGTTTCCGATTGGCGTTGCGTGTTTGGCACACCCGGTGCCTAAACGAAAGTCTCCCGTAGAGACTGAAGGGGCGGCTTCTTGCCGCCCTTTCTTTTTTGTTGTATAGTAAATTTACCCCTGACAGCCGCATGGTGCGGCTGACATTAGCCACGACAGGAGAGACACATGGCTACAACTACTTTCTCTGGACCTATTAAGGCCGGAACTATCAAAA